AGGCCTGCGCCATCTTCTCCGCGCCCGGCAGCCCCAGCAACGTGGCGTAGTGCACCAATAAACGGGGTTCTTGGGAAGAGAAGTCGTTTGCTGCCCAAATATCGCCATCTTCGGGCAGGAACAGGCCCCGCACCATAGGGCCGATGATTTCGTGGCGCGCGGGCACTTGCTGGAGGTTGGGGTTGGCCATGGACAAGCGTCCTGACACGGTTCCCCCTTCATCGGAGCGCAGTTGGTTGATGTGCGGATGGATGCGGCCGTCTTTCGCGGAGAAGTCCAGATAGGGGGCGAGGAAGGTGCTGTGTGTTTTATTCGTTTCCCGCGCCTCTACGATCATTTTACCGATGGGGTGAGGGCATTCCTCTAAGAATACTTTGTTGAAACTTGGTAAGCCTGTCTCGGAACGCGGATAGGGCAGGGATAGCGCATCAAAAGCCTTGGCAATAGAGGCAGCGGCCCAGATATCCACAGGGGTGCCGGATAGCTTACGCAGGTCCGTTAACAGCGTTTTCTCCTGCTTGACGAGTTGGTCGATGAGCCGCGAACACTTATCCCTGTCGAAACGGACACCTCGCTCGGTAATGCCGAAGAGGACGGGGAAGAGCCGCGTTTCGAGGTCGAAGATAGATTCGACGTTATCAATACGCATTTTGACTTTAAAGTCTTGCCAAAGCTTTAGGGTAAGGGCGGCATCTTGCTCTGCGTAGTTACCCACGTACATGGCGGGCAGCTTCCAGAGTTCTTTTTTAGGATGGATACCAAACTCTGCGGCGGCTTGCTTTAATCCTGCTTCGCTCTTTGTTTCCTTTAGGTAGTCGTAGCCTAAAGCGTTTAGGGAGAAGGAGAATCTGTTTTCGTCGAGGAGCGGGGCGGCGAGCATTGTGTCGCAGATGCGGCCATTGACTTTAAAGCCGCTCGCTTTGAGCCAGCCGAGGTCGTAGGCGGCGTTGTGCATGATTTTGTCGGCAGGTCCTCCAACAACATCTGCAATCCAGCGGTTGACCAACCTTTTATCCAGATTACCGCCACCAGCGTGAGCGATAGGAAAATATCCACTCCAACCTTCGACAGCAATAGCGTACCCAACAACATAACCGTCCCCGCGAGGCCAGCCGGGGCCCATTGTCTCCATATGTGGGTCACAGGTTTCGAGGTCAATTGCAATCTCCTTTGCGTTAGATAAATTAGGGAATACATCAGGGGCCACCCAATCGGATTGGATGGGGAACAGCGGTAAACTTTTCACAAGCGGAATCCTTTATCTTGGTGTTTTGGTAGCACTAAGTGCAATGTCTTCTTTGTCCGCGTAACGCCAACGTAGAACAGTCGGTTGACGTTGTCTGAATTGATGCTGTAATCCTTCGTGGTCTTGGGTGACAAATCCATCAACAGGACCACATTGTCTGATTCCCCGCCCTTTGCCCCGTGGATCGTGGAGAGCTTGATGCGGTCAGTGTTGGAGAATTTAAAGCCACGACGCAGTACAGCGCGTAGGTATTCCCTTTTGTCCTCAGGAATGCGGAGTAATGCTTCGTGCCATACCGCGTCGGTGAGTAGGCCGTAGTGCTTCTGTAGGGTGGGAATATCGTACTCCAGCACATCCACGCTGCCTTTGAAGTTCTTGTAGCCGCGGGCCGCGAATGGTGCGCCGAGATACTTGTAGATGTTCTGTACATCCATGAGCCCCAAGGCAAGCCCCTTGCGTAGGCGCTCCCAATCCACAACGGCTTTTAGGAGTTGGGGAGGCAGGCTGGGGACGCTGTTACGTTCAAAGAGAATCCCATGCCCTCTGAGCCATTCATGTATTGGATTGAGCATGTAATTAGTACTGGCAAGGATGAGCCATTGGCCATCGTCAACTGGCACATCTTCGAAACGGTAGTACTGTCGGATGGAGCCAATATAGTCTCTTGGCTTCCAGTCTTTAATTTGCCTATCGCGTATCCGTTGCACAATGTTAGTAGCAAGTTTGTGGACGGTGGAGGGGATGCGGTAGGACTGCTGGAGGACATGGATGTCACCTTCAAAGGCTAAAAAAGATTTTACGTCTGCCCCTGCCCAAGTGAACACCGCTTGGTCATCATCCCCTGCAATGTAGACGCGCTCGGACCGCGCGACGAGAGCAAAGACCAGTTGCCACTGTAGGCGAGACAAGTCCTGTGCCGCGTCGATGATCAGTGCTTGTAGCTTGGGTAGTCGATGGGGATCCAGAACAACGAGCTCGAGCAGGTCGGTGAAGTCCAAGAGGTTGCGAGAGGCTTTGTAGTGCCGATAGCTTCGCTCGACAAACTCGAAGTGGTGCCATTCGATATCGAGGGAGGAGGCATTATAATGTGCTCGTAGGTCCACGCCTCGTATTCTGGCAAGGTTGATCTCATTAAGGATTGGATTGTCCGCTTTCGCATAGCCTTCGTCGTCGTCTCTGCTGACATCTAATTGGATACCGGATTGCTTGGCAAACTCAATGTAATGAGCGGGCTGCATCATGTCATCGGCGCGGGTAGAGAGGCAATGGAATGCCAAGCTATGCAGCGTGCGGAAGTAAGGGAAGTCGGTGCGTGCATTGAGGTCAGGGAACTTCAGGATAGCTCTGTCCCGCGCTTCGTTAGCCGCCTTGCGTGTAAAGGAGAAGTAGCCAATGCCTGCAGCAGAGATACCGCTCTCTAATTCCTGCTCTACGACGTTAAGCAAGTAGGTGGTTTTGCCTGATCCGGGGGGACCGAAGACTTTTCTGATAGCGGTCATAGCCCCAATCCTTTGCGTACCTCGTCATAAATCTGGCGGGCATGGTCCTCGGTTGTCGGAGGTAGCCCAGCTAAAAATGCAGAGTAATTACCCATCTCTGCATACCACCGCATGCGCGTAGCAGACATTCCCTCTATGCCGTCCCCTTCGCGCCTATCTCCGGCGGAGATAACGGCAACCTTCTTGAAATTGAAAGGGCCAAGTGGACCGTTGTACTGGTCCATCATCTCTTCATAGTTCTCCGCCCTATCTGATCCAGCGACCAGTATTAAATACTCTGCACCTTCTCTGTAGGCAGAGGTGGCGTGGGCTAAGAAGCCCGGGAAATCCTTGCCCGCTATCCTGAAGTTAGTGTCAGGGAATAAGCGCTGGACATGCGCTAGTCTTGACTCAGGGGATAACGGATTGCGCATACCGTCGTGGCTGTTGCTGAGAAAGATAATCTGCTTCGAGGAGCAGGCATCCGCTATCTGCTTGACCTTATCCACTAACCGCTTATGGCCGATGGTAGGAGGATTCATCCGCGCTACGGCCATAACGATAGGTTTCAGGTAAGCCTTGTCCGCAGCAGCATCCTTGACCTTCTGGCGTAAGAAGTTTTGTAAACTAAATTCAGCCCGATTGACAAGTTTTGTAGGATTATTGTAAAGAACAGCGACGAATCCCTCGCCTTTTGTAGCTACACCATCAATAGATGTATCAAACCTACGGGTAAAGGACAGGGCATGATTCAAGGCATCCTTGGCCTTCTGCAAGTACTCATGGATGTGGAACATCTGATCTAAGTCAGAGAAGTCCTCCGCGGACGGCGAAGCGCGTTCCTTTATCTTCCTGTTAATGTACTTTTTTATCTCTGCAGCCTTCGGATAAGAGGCGGGGATTTTGTGCGCTAAATCCGCTGCGCGGTCCATATGCCACTTAAAAGCATTCTGCGCTTCTAACGGATAGTAAATCTTAGCTAGGTCTACCTTAACGCTGATGACGCAGACATCGGGATGCGACCTGAGGGTAGGGAAGGTGTCCGCGTAGCGCGGTCCGAGATCGTGTTCTGTGTGTACGGCAATACTGATCTGCGAAGCAAGCAGGCGCTTACCTTCTTCAGAGCGCGAGGAGATGGAGTAGGTAATGGTGTTGGCGTTGAAGCGAACCTGATCCTCAGTCTCTTCAATATTCATCCCCGCTACATGCATCAAGTCGCCTTGAAACACGCCACGTTCTGGGGTGATCTTGGGTAGATGCTCGAGCGCCTTGCCTAGCTTGGCCACAAGCTCTTCTGAATAACCGTGGTTACGCACGATATCTTCGTGCGTGTAGTTGATCTTCGGTGCTTTGTTGAAGAAGGATTTTGTAGCTACAAAGAACTTCCCTGTCTCAGGGTAGATACCAAAGACAATACTGGGACTGCCGTCATACTTCTCCGTGAGAACAGCGTCAGGTGTTCCCGTCATGGTGGCATGTACTGCTCTCAGTACGGCGACAGCATGCGTATAGCCCTCAAGCCCCGCGTCGATGAGGTAGTCTTCCACATGCTCGAAATGCGTCAAGCGTGAGGCCATAGGGGCCTTCTTGATTACAGGCTTGACAACCGGAAGCTTCTTGAGCACCATCTTCTTCGGGGCAGTCCGTTTGCCAATGCCTGCTATCTGCTTGAGGGAAGGTATCTTCCTCGGTGCAGCGGGTCGTCTAATCCCCGATTTCATACTGATCCTCTGGCCAAACAAAGATAGGTGTCTCGGGCCCGAGGTAAACCCCTTCCAGATTAAATTCAATAAACTCGCGAGCCTCTTCTGTGCTCAGGCCATCCTGCGACATCAAAATATCCCGTATGTCTTCTGCATCGTAGACAAGAACCTGCACCTGTGTGCCGTCTTGCCAAACAAAAGCAGAACCGATAATTGCTTCGTCGTAGCCGTTAGCTCTTAGCATCAGAATGGACTCCCTTGTTGGCGCACCGTCTCGGTAGCGAATGGTGCATCTTGGTTAGCGAATGGCGGAATACGCCAGCATCGAATGGTACGGCCCTTCAAAAATAAAGAGATAGGTTCGCCGCCCATGTCACGTAGACGCTGTGCCATTTTTGGTGCGGTAAGACCTATAAAATTATTGCGCTTCAAGTGCGACTCGAGGTCCTTGATTCGGAAATAGCATTTCCCATCCTCTGTATCAAACCAAGGGCGGCCCATGAGTATTTCATCGCGGTCCATGGCTTGCTGCATGTGGGCAGTGAACTCTTCCAGCAGGTCCATGAATTTACCCGTAACCGAGGTGTCCTCGCTCGCCTCAGATATCTGCTCTGTCTCCACCATCT